GGGTTGTAGTTGCCAATACTTGCGGGCATGACCGTAAATCGAACGCCCGGTTGCGCATCGGTATAAGTCTGTCCAGGGATCCCAATACCCGAAGAGCCTTGAGGATTGGACGAGCTGACAACGTACTGATCGTGAGGATCTTCCCCATCGTCCCCATCGACGCCGGGAGTAATTCCGATGTTTGTTGTCGGGTTGAACGCCGAATTGACGCTATTGGTGTACCCGATGCTAGAAGCCGAGGCCCCCACCAGGAGTGACTCGATGGTGATGTAGTTGCCCCCGTTGATGTTATCAACATAGGCCACAGCGCCCGAGACAAACGCAGATGTTGAGTTCAGCTCATCGACGATTTCTTGAGCAAGAACTTGGGTTTGGCTTGCGCTCTGATTCTGAACGAATCCGAGGGGGGTATTGCCGCTTCCGTTCCCAATGATGAGAATGGACGAAGCATCATTCGTTGGGCTCGTCAAACGAACCTTGTTCAGATTGGCCAGGGTGCCAACCGAAGCGACTCCCGACAGACCTGGGGTCGAATTGATCGCTGTCACAACCTGTAAAGCCGTAGTTGCGGAGCCCGCAGGAAGCTGAACCTGGTAGGCGGTTCCGTTGACGGTGAGAAGGAAATTGTCGTTGAGCCCAGCCGTGATGTTGAAGGGCCCCGTAATACCCCCGAGGAGGGTTGCGGGCTTGTTAATAGCCCCTGGAGTTCCGTTGGCCGATTGGAAGGCCGAGAAGCCGAGGAGAGCTTGTGCCGTCCCTTGAAGGATCTTTACCTGAGAAACAGAATCAAATCCGGCGGGAAGAGAAGCAGGAGTTGAATATCCCTTCAGGAGGAAAACAACATTTCCGTAAACCGTTGGCCCATTAGGTCCGATTTGGACAAACAAGGCAAGGTTGTTGGGGGCTGTAGACGAGAAGGCCGCATTGGCATCAATCGCAGCGTTGATCGCCGCTACGATGGCCGTGGGGGTCATGTATCCCGTCGTCAACGAAATGGGAGCAATCGTGACTCCGTCGATTGCGATATTAAGAACATTGTTGGGAGAGGCCGGAATGGAGATTTCCCCAGCATTTGCTCCTGATTGAATGAGAGCCACGTTTCCGCCAACGAGAATACCCTTGGCAGGAGCTGCCAAGTTCGTGATAACCGAGGACCCGTTGACAAGGGTTACCCAGTTGGCCGAGTAGGGAGTGAAAATCGAGTAGGGCTCCGCATTGTGATTCGTGGACACGGCATTGGCCGCTACGCTATCTCCGAAGGTAACCGTGATGATTTCAGCAACAGGAGCCCCAGCTCCAGTCATGAACGCATCGGGGATAGTCTCAACCCCTCGAGGCCACTGAACCGGAGTCGACAGACCTGACGTGGTACCGAATCGGATCTCCCAAAGGTTTTGGTTGAGAAGCGATGAGAAAAGCGTATACTGTCCAGTTCCGAGAGGTCCTGGAACCGTGCAGGTCAAGATTGTTGTATCGTCGACAATCAGGTTATACCAGAAGGTCGCATACACGTTCCAATCCGGTGGAACCGAAGTTTGGAGCGTGATGATCCGGTTAGGACCATCGACCTGGGTCACGGGAATGGGGGATTTGTTGAGCGCGTCTACAAGGGTGCGACCCGCGTAAACGGTAACAAGATCTGGCCTGTTTGAAACGAGGTCTTGGCGACCATTGGCCACGGAAGTGTAGAGGGGGAGGCCGAGGGGAGTGTCGCGCCCGTTACCCGTCGTGGGAACTTCTGGCAAAATGAACTGGGTTGCGGATACGACAGCGGGGATAACCGTCGTGTTGACCACAGGAGTGCATTGAGCCAAGTACAGCTTCTCATCAATGAGCGTCGTGCTGACTTGACCTCCAGATCCAGTCACGCCTGTAATGGCGGTAGCTCCTGGGCTTGTCGACGTAGCCGCTACGCTAACCGCGGTGCCCCAATTGACGACCGACACATCGACGGAAGGGTTCGAAATAGTGAAATCGGCCCCTTGGATATAGTCGTTACGTCCTGGGGAAATCCCGCAAAGAAGAACCTGTGTGACTTGAGAATTCGGCAAATAGTCGAACGTCTGCTGCCACGTGTTGGACCAATAGGTAATCGTTACAGAGCTTCCCGGAGCCGGGGCAAAAGGAAGGGTAACGATCCCGTTCTGTCCATCTACTGAGGACGGGATAACCTGCGTTCCGTTGACCTTGACGACAACCTTTGAGGTGTCCGTGGTGGTGATTCCAGAACCCGATCCATCCGTGATGGGAATCTCATAGACGCGGAAGCTAGTGTTTCGATTGGTAGAAGTACCCGCTGTGAAACCGAGGGGGCCGTTCGCGTTGCCACTCCCGATGACGATGCTCTGAGTTGACGTGAATTGGACATGATTCAGACCATCGTTGTCCGTGAAAACCGAGACGAGAAGGTTCGGAATGGCCGCCGCCATGACAATAGAAGCCACGGCTGCTGCGGTCAACGATCCGGGAGGGAGCGTCACCGTTCCTGTCACCCCGTTGACGATCAACGTGAAGGTGTCATTCGTTCCCGTTACGATGCTGAAAGGCTCATACCCTGGAGAGATGAGCTGTGCGTTGGTCGAGGTAACTTGGCTTGACAGAGTGTCCGTAAAGCTCGTGTCGCCCCGGTGGAAAAAGTACGTCGCCTGAACGAGATCCGTCGGCTGGGTCGGAATCTCCAGAGAGATAAGACCGCTTTGTCCCTGAAGTTGAGACACGACAACGGGCGTTCCGTTGACGGTAACTGTAACGGCCGTGACCTTGTTGGTGACAAGACCGAAACCCTGACCATCCACGATAGGATAGTTGGAAACCCGGAAAGTTGTGTAAGACCCGTTCTGTGTGCCGAGGATGAGATTATTAGGATTCGTCGAATTGACGACCCACGATGCCGTCTCATCTTCGTTGACGATTTGCTCATCCACGGTGCCGCTACTGCCGCGGACCAACTCGATGTTGTCCTGCTCCAGTTGTTCCTGGCCCACCCCAATGACTACAGGGATCCGGAGACCCGCCGTAATGTTTGAAACATTGGCTTCCGTGAGGGTGCGCGTGTAGACGCCCGGAGGCACATAAGTGACAAAAGGTCCCAGGGACATTTTCGACCTCAGCGTTCGTTCAGGTTCTTTGATCTGGTTCTACATTTTGGCGAACGATTTGGGTCTAGATCTGGGTTCTCATCTATGTGGACGGGATACAAAAGGACTATGCGGGGAAATCCAACGATTTACGTACGAGATTTTTTTCGAGAGGCCAGCTCGCGCATTGTGCTAAAGAAGCCTTTAGCCAACTCCCGATGCGCACTAACCCCCGCCGGACTCATAGGCTCATAGTCGATATATGTGGGAGCTGTATGCCGAATGAGAGCATTCGTTCCTCCAAGCTCCCGAGCTTTTTTCTTCACCTTGTCTCGTTCGTTAATTAGGGCCCATCGTTCCTCAGCACTTCGGCCCACCGCCTTGTCCGCTGTCGGGAAGTCATGATCATGAACGCCGGAATTCCCAACGGCTGCTCCCTCCGATTTCCCAAACTGGAAGGCAAATCCTTCCACGACAAGAGGAGCTAAGTCTTTGCAATTTGGGCATTCATGAGAGACGTGTACAGCCATCTTGAGAACACGAGTGAACCGAAGATCACACACGGGGCATTCAAAAATGTAGGAAGGCATCAGGCAATCCGTTCAAAAGAATTGTTGCGCCCGGCAATGATCGGAACCGTCTGGAAAAAGAGACTATTGTTAGGTCCAAGCTGTGCGGGAGCTAGACCCGCGAGGACATCTTGGAGCCCACCCTTTGGCGCGATGCGACTAATAGTGAGAGGCAACGGAATATGCATTTCCCAGTCCGCTTGAATCTCGATCGTCAAGGAAGCGATGTAGTAATTGAGATCCGCAACCTCATCATAAGGTTCTTCGGATTCGCCCCCCATCGAGACATTCGTGATCTCGATGCCCTCATCGGAGAGAATGGGCCTCTTCTCTCCCCACAAAAACATCGTCACGAGGTCCGCAATCTCTTCCATCTGGTT